AGTTTCGAATATCTTTCGTCCTTAATAACGAAGTTCTGCGTGTCTACAAGAACGGGTGTCATTGTCCCGTCGTCGTTGATTATGTACACGTCGTTGGAACGGCAAAGCGTTTGAAGTAAGTTGAACTCACCAACGCTTACCCAGTCGCTGTTTATTTGCAGTCCTTTCGTCGTCGTGACGTACCGGTCAGTCATGCCTCGGTCGTAGGTGTTGAAACCAAACGTCGAAGTGTTGTAACTTCCAACTACTTTTTGATATTGCTTACGATCGTAGTTGAACGACAACTCCGACTTCTTCGTAAAGTTGAAGTAATCCACACCACCAACAGTATTTGTCCAACCCAAACGCACATTGTCAAAGCGACAATCGTCAGGAACAAGATAGAAACAATAAACGCGTGAAGCAGCTGTGTAGATAGGTGGCGAAATAGATTCGCCTGCTTGTATTGTGTAGTATTTGACATTGGTAAAATCTAAGCCGCCACCGATTAAGTTTTGTGCATAAGCACCCAAACGAGAAACGCTGTTTAACTCTGGAGAAAGTCCGTAATTGACTGCTTCAATTAACGTGTTTGTGTTGTCGTAAGTTGACACAAATAAGTCAGTCGCTATGTTGTCGCCTAACAATCCGTTATTTGAAATAGAATACAACTGTCCGAAGTCAGCTAATCGCGTTGGAATATAAACGTAGTTACTTGACAATCCACGCGCTGCCGCTTCGCTCCATTTATGAGTTTCGGTTGTGCGTTCGCTTAATAAGTATTTCGTGATGCCGTTCAAAGCATAACGAGTATTCGGATCTGGCTTGTAGCCGTTGCTCACTTGATATTCAGCAAGAAACGCGTACACATCGTCAATGTCAGCCATTCCGCTACCGCTTACTGTGAACACTCCGTCAACGAGCCACCCTTCTTTTATCGTGCAGGAAATAAACGCAACACTTGTGTATTCTTCATTCATTGATGAATCTGCCGCACCTGCATCGTGTTGTAGTTGTTCTCTGAATATAGGTGCTAAATCTAACACCCCTTTGTCCGCAGCGTTTGGTTGTACGTTGACTTGGAAAGAACCGAAGTCGAACACGAAGCGAAAGCCTGCGTTTGCCACGTTGTCAGATGAAGCAACAAGCATCAATCGTTGTCCGACTGGCGTGTATTGGTATGGTTGGTCGTCTATTGTAATTGCCATTATTGTATATCGTTAAATTGATTTTCTATTGTTGCGTTGAAGTCTTTGCCGTATGCTGCGACTACCTTTGCTTCGTATTCGTCCCAAATATTCTCCATTGCATAATCGAAAGCGTGCCACCCCTTTATTCCGTCACGTCCTATCTTGCGAGCAATTAAGAAAGCTACTTGTCTTTTGAGTGCTTCCGTTGGCTTCTGAAACTTACCGCTTTCCTTGTCGCGTAACTTAATCGGCTTTATTCGCATCCAGTCAAGAATCGCGCTCACGGGTGGCGGTGTCGCTCCTGCCCTTCGTCCGTTCTCGCGCGCTAAAAAATACTGCGATGCTTTGCCCTTCGCAAAGACCGAAATGTTTATCGATTGTCCTTTGATTTGCAACCGATAGGCAAGCGACTTCTCGAGCGTTCCACTTGCAACCGCGTTCGTGTAGTTGCGTCCCACTTTTCGCTTCATGCGATAATCGGACTGCATCAATTCGACAAAGCGTTTCGCCATGTCGTTCACGACAGCGAAGAAGTTGGGTGCGCTCGATTCGTTAGCCATTTGTTGCTTCGTCTGGAACTTCTTCTGTTATCACTTCGTAGTTGCCGTACTTCACGGCTTCTTTTTTGTCGAGTGTTTCAATGTAACCGTTGTCGGTAATCATTCTATATTTTGTAATTATCATGTTCGAGGTGTTGTTAAGATGTTTTCATATCCAACATAGTCGCAGTAAAGTGCTCTCGATGTTAATCCTATTTGTTTAGCTATTTGCATTTTCATATGGACATATCTGCTATTTGAAGGAAGTGGAATGTTAGTTGTGTGCGTTGCTATTGCTGTTCCATTAACGTAAAATGTAACCGATGTGCCTGCTGCATTAACTTCTATTCTTAACTTATTCCAAGCCGCTGCCGTTACTGCTGTTGTTGTTGTTGTTAGCGTGCGAACTGAGTTAGCAACCGTTACACATTGCCAATTAGCACTTGCTGCCGTTCCATTTGCAGTACCGCCCTCATCGTATGTAATAAATACCCCATCTGTTTCTGCCGCATTGGTGGTGACGCTACCAAAGCCAAAAATCAATCTGTATCTTTCAAGCAAGGTGCTTAAAGCACTGATGTTAATTAGTGTTTCGAAATTCCATGCTCCGCCACCAAACCAAAGCTGTTGATTTCCTCCGCTGCTGTAATATGTAACATAGGCAAATGCTGATGATGTCAGCGTTTGAAACGCTATAACACCTTGTTGATTTGTTCTATTAGGTATTCCCCCACCTGTTACTATTGACGATGATCCATTCGATGTAACAGATTGCCCACCATCTAAGGTAGCACTCGTCAAAAAGTCGGTAAAGAAAGATACCATTCTCTTTCCTTTGTCAATCATAGACAAAGAATTAACCGCGTCAACGGTTGGGAATTTTACTCCTGTTCCATCTACTGCTAATGAGTTCTGTTTGTTGGCTGCATCTTCGGGGGTGAATCCTAACGCTGCCTGCTTGCCGTTGAACGTAGTCCAATCCGTTGCGCTAAGATAACCGCTTACACTTGTTGTCGCTTGCGGAATAGATAGCGTTCTATTGGCTGACAAATCACCGCCACCGCTAAGAGGTGCTGTTGTGCTTATTGTTCTTGCGTTGGTAACAGGTGTAAAACCAAGTGCCGTTGCAACCGTTTTGTTTTTCCACAAAGACGTTGAACTTTCGTAAGTCAACACCTCATTGTTTGCAGGTGAAGAAATATAAACGTTATGCAATTCGTCAAGTTCCCAACCGTTCATTATCTTCACATAAATCTTTCCATTGTTCGCGTGAGCATATTCAACGTAACCGATAACAACGATATGTCCTGTTGCGCCTGTTGGCTTTATATTCGTCAATGCCCCAGCTGTTGTTGGAGACAAATAAAGAACGTCTCCGTCCGCCCACGTTTCACCTTGAAGCGAACCTGTTGTATTAATACTTTCAAGTTGCCCAACTGTTTGAATAAAACCTTCTTGGTTCGTCGCTATTGTTTCACAAACGAGACCTATTGTGTCCGCTGAATTATTATCGTTGTTTGCTTGCGCTAATTCAACAGCCAACCTTTGACCTTGCGCACCGCTTACGCGTACTGCTTGATATGCTGCTTTTGTTAGCGTTGTGTTTGGTGTTACTTTATTTACTACGCGAGCCACTAAATCGACACCGTTCTTCAAAGAAACACTTCCGCCCTTCAACAACGTTTGTGAACTTCCTATTGTATTGTTCCACTCAGTCGCACCAACAACGTAACCCGCTCCCGAAGGACTAACGTTTAGAGCTATGTGGTCGGCTGTTAAGTTGTGCGTTCCTAAATCAACGTCGGTAGTTGCTCCCGTGTAAGGAACGAAACCGCTCACGTCTGGAATGGTTGGCTTGTTCTTAATGAAGTCTAACGCTGTATTGTTCGACTGATTCCAGTCGGATTGTATTTGCGCTGCGGGTATGGTTGGCTTGTTGAGAATCTCAGCCACTCCGCTCGTTGCGTTCCAGTCTGCATTCACCTGAGCAGGAACGTCGGCTGCCGTTATGAATGGGTTAACACCGTCCGCTCCGTCGTTAGTTAGGTCACTCGTTGCCGTTGGTATGGTCGGAAGGTTGTCTAAGTCGTTGTAATCATTCGAGAAACCAACGACGCTTATACTTGTTATATCTGCCTTCAAAACAATTTCTTCTTCGAGAGCGTCAATGGCTGCTTCGATGTCAATAATCGTTTGACAATCGCCTATTGTTTCGCAGGTCAACCCACCGCCTTCGAGCAAGTACCAACCGCGCACCCCTTCGTTATTGGTTCCGTAGTAATAGTTCGGTGCTGGCGTTTCTTCGTCGTTCACAAGACTAACGTTTCCGTTCTCGTCGCGTGTGATTGAATCGATAAAGGTCAAGATTGAACCCGTACCGCCGCTTCCGCTTTCAAAGAAGTCGTTCCATTCCGCAGGAATGCTGCACGCGTCCCAATAATAGGGAACAAGTAAATCTAAACTAATTGTCCAACCCGTTAACGTGTGTTGAAATTCTTCGAGGAATGGTTCTAACGAAACGTTTTGTACTGTGATTAAATCGCCGAACAACATTCGGTGGTTTGTTATCTCAGCAACCAAGTCTTCAGCGATCCGTTGAAGGTCGCTTAATACTTCGCGTTGGTATTCAGGTTTGTCTTCTTTGTCGCGTGGTAAGTCGGCAAGGACAATCTGAAAACTAAACGTCTTCATTCCTTTCGCGTAGCTCACGTTTGAAGGCACGACGTGCATGAATGGGTATTCACCAAACTTTTCAAGGTCGGAGACTTCGATCTGTCCGTGTGAGAATCTTTTGAGAATAAAGTGTCCAGACGCGAATGCGTGGAATCTATCTATTAGCGCGTTGTAGCTTTGAACGTTCGACATAATTGTAATCTATTAGGTAAGTCATATAAGTAAATATCTCCCACGCGCTTTTTTCCGTAATTGAATCCAACTTTGTTATATCTCTTCCGCACGCTTCCATAAAAAGGTGATACCAACCGTACCTTCCTAACACTTGGTTTAGGTTGTCTCTGTCTTCAATTCCTGCGTCAACTCCTGCGTCAACTTCTTCACTTCGTTCTCCAAATAATCGAGCGAAGTGTTGCTTAGTTCGTTGAGCAAAGTCGAAAAAAAAAGCATCGCACCGTTGAATTGTTCGAGTGTCATCTGCTCAACATACCCTTCAACGAGTTCTCTGTTTGCTTTGCTGTGTGGAACGATTGTGTACTTTGAACCAACGCGCTTGTCGATGGGACGATATAGCGTTCCCATGATTTTCACCATGTTAGTTGACACGTCCGCAGCCCATGTTGAAATGTCGGCGTACTCGCCCATTGATATTGAGTAAAGGTCAGGAATAAAACCGAAGTCTTTGTCTTTGATTGTTATCGTTTCGAAGAACTTCGCTGTTTCATTCAATAGTGTTTGTTCGAACGCTGCGATTAATGTCGGCAAGTGTTGGAAGGGAATCTGTTCCGCTTGTTCTTTCAGTAGGTTACTAATTGACACCAACTTGTCGATGTCGTTCTTCGCGTTGTGATAGTCAACGTATTGCTTGACGCTAATCGAAGAATAGTCAGCAGGTATGCTTACTTTGATGCTCATATTTTTTCTTTTGTTTGTTTCAAATAATACACCCGACTTTAGCTCGGTGTGTTTGTGTTAGCAGTCCCTAAGTATCTAACACAGCTACTTGCAATAGTGTCGCGCCCACCTGCAAGGGACTCTGAGTTTTAGTCAGGCACAATGTCATGAACCGCAGTAAAGACAACCTTCGTCGTCGTCGTCGATTGTGTTTGCTTCGTTGTATATTCTTATTGCTTCCATGTGCACTTGTTCCTTCGTCCACTCTGGATGAAACATCGCAATCTGCGACCGCAAGAAGTTTAATTTGTTTTCGCTCATTTATTCTCTGTGTATGTGTTAATACAAACCGCGTAACGTTGCGTTGAATCTGTATATTCAGCAACCATTGTTTCGTCGCTCATGCAACGAACGATAAATTCATCTTTTGGTTCTGTTGAATTTGGTATTGGTATTGGCATTTTTTTATTTTGTTTGTCGTTTATTTTCCACTATAACGCTTATTCTGTCTATTATTTTCCACTATCACACAATCAATTGTTCAATGTAGATTTCATGATGAGTGAGTAGTGCGCGAAAGTATTCGAACACTTCTTCGATGCCTTCCTGATACGCGCCTTCCTGCCTGTCGTTGTACTTAGTAAACTTGCGGTAGCCGTTCATGTCGAGTTCCCACAAAACCATTGCCATATCGCGAGCCTTCATCATGCGCTCGAACTCAATACGATCGTCTGAATCGTTAAGGTCAAATGTTAAATTTGCTTTACTCATTCGGTGTTTTGTCGAATTGGTGGTTATAATTTGTCATTGATTATTATTTGTACTGGAGTTTCGCTGTCGCCTGCGTGAACGGTTCGCGCCTGTTTTGGTTTGAAGTATTCGAGCATCATTAAGTAATTGTGCAAGTAGTCTTCGTCATCCATTGAGTGCAAGACAGTCATCGCACGTTCTGCTCCTTGCGTCACGACGTACTCACCAAGTTGCTGCCACATTATTGTCCGTTCGTTTTGTGAACCGACAGGTCTTCCTTTTGGATTGTTTGTTTTGCCTTTTGGTAACCCCATCTTTTTCTAAACTTTTGATGTTTACTAAAATGTAAATATAAGAACTACCCTAATTTTCCCTTGTAATGGTTAATAAGTTGTTCCATTCTGCTGTCGTAGTATTTAGAGAACGTCTTGAACCCGTCATTGTCTTGTTCGAATAGTCTGAATAGAACACCTCGCAATCGTTGTGAAGGTTTCTTGAGCGTATCTTCTAACTCAGACTTAAGACTTTCAACAGCGTCCAGTTCTTCGCGCTTGAAGTCTTCGTCTTTGAAGGCAAGATAACCAAACTGATTAGCGATTGTAAATAGTTCTGACGCTTGTGAAGGTGAAAGTTCATTCGTTCCAAAGGTTAGTTTGAGCGTCTTGTCCTTTCGCGTACCTACGCTTTCAAGTTGAGCTGGAATAATTATCATTTGTTTAATATGATTGAATTAAATTCGGTTTCTGCGTTTATAATGTAAGTTGTAATTTCCTTATGAAGCGTATTAATGTTAAAAGCAATTTCGTAAAATTCCAATTCAATAGCATCTGCTTCAGCCATTAAGCAACAGTCCAAAAAGTATTGAGTGTTAATAGTTGATTGATTACCTGCGTGATATCCTAACCAAAATCCTTCTATCAAACCATCTGAATTGCCATTGTAATATAAAAATTTATAATTGTTACCTTTAATATTACTTTTTAACATAGCCCATGAAGCACCGTCAGTTTGGAACTTATCGTCATTAATAAAACCATAGTTTTTATCAAACCATTTTATTTGATGTTCTGGAACTATTACAAGTTTTGTTTCAGTAAGTGTCATTGTATGTCATTAAATTTATTAGTATGTCACTAAATATGCAAAGAAAAGAAAAGAACAAAGAAAACGTGTAAGCACTATAAAGAAAGAACAAAAGAAAAAGCTCCCCCGAAAAAGATTACTCTCGCTCTTAAAAGAGCAGTTGCACGATCCAAGCATTGGTTTATTGCAAGTGTAGTCATTGGTTACTTCGCTTTGACTTACGAAGGCGGTTTGTGTTCTTATCCAGTTTGTTTCATTTACTTAAAAAATATACCCCCAATTGTTTCTAGCCGTCAAGCAAAAACAAAAGGGGGCAATAACTAAAATGCTTGACTATACAAATATACGTTCGTTGCTTCAAAGGTTGCCTTCAAAGTTTTAAGTTTTTAATTGTTCAAATCGACATCGACGTCTTTCATCGATTCAAGAAACGTATTGATGTCTTTCTTCACGCAAGGCGGACACGTTGAACGCTCATTGAACGCTCCTGTGGCTTTATCCTTGAACGAATAGAAGCGAAGCATATCTTTCTGTTCAAGACGTCCTTGCGCTTTCATATCGAGCAAGAATCGTTTGAACTCTATTTGTTCGTCCATTGAAAGAACACCGTTCCATTTTGACGCTGGGCATGATGCGAACGCGAGCTTTGCTTTGATAGGCATAACGCAGCCGCAAAGTTTTATCGACTTCTTGCGGAATAGAACTTCGGTTTCTACTTCGTCGCCAACGATTAATGGACCGCAAGACTGCGTTGAAGGTTCGAAGAATTTACAGGTGCGACAAATCTCTAGTCGTCTTTTGTACTCGTTACTTTTTGCGAATAACATTTGCTCTTATTTTAGTTTTTATAGAATCTATTGTGCGGTATAAAAATACCGTTGGTATTCCTGTCTGTTTAGAGAACTCTCGGTAGGTAAAACCTTCGAAGATATATTCCTGAAAGATTAAGCGTTCGAACTCGGTTAGTCGACTGATAAGAATGTCCAGTTGCTCGTTTGTCATGCGTGCGCCCAACCACGTCTTGTCGACTTCGTGTGCGTATTCTTTGAACTCACGTCGGTTTCTGTTCCAAGCAATCGTTTGGCGATAAAATGGCGACGTTGGACTATTGACGGCTAAGTACATAACGCGTATTAAATAGAACTCGAAGTCGCCTGTATTGATAAGATTCTCAATGTGTTTACTTCCAAACATAGAGAGCAAAGAATCGTGAAGAAGATCCTCGTAGTAATCTTCGCCTCGCGAAATGTTCTTCGCAAGTTCTTTGAATTTCTTATAGTGTCCTTCTATGTATTTGTCAAGTGTCACTCATTAAAGTATTCGTCGATTACTTTGATTGCTTCTTCGCTACCTTTGCAAATATAAGAACAATACCCTCTGTTTCTTAATTGTTCTTGCCAACGCTTTTGTTCTGGTGAAGCAACACCACCTTTTTCTTTCTTCATCTCTATTGCAAGACCAAAGAAAGCACCGCGTGGTTCGTAGATGAATAGGTCGGGAAACCCTTTGACGTAACCCGTGCGCTTCATTTTAACCGCCTGCAAGTAACTTGTTCTCATTCCACCTGCGGAAGCGCAATACAACGCGTCAGGATATGCTAAACGTAGGTACTTTATTACAATTTCTTGTTGGTTCGATTCAGATTCAGGTGTTGCTTTACGCTTTGTAGCACTTTTTTTGTAAGTTTTTTTGTATGTAGTAACGTTCATTTTCAATTAGTTAGAAATTATTTTCAATTTATTTTCATTTTTTTGTTGAATATCGAATAGTTTAGCATACATTTGTACTCAACAAAACAAAGATACACAAAATGAAAACAACAAACGACATCGCAACATTTTACTTTATTGAATTAGTAAATGGTACATTTTCAAAATCTATTGAAAGCGGAATTGTAGTAGACAAATTCAAAGGCGGTATTCAAGTACAGTCAAACAAATTTCCAAATGGAAAATGTATTTGCAATGAAAACATAATTTCTTTCTCTTAATCAAATAAATCAAATGAAAAAAACACTACTCTACATCGCGATATTATTCGCAGGAATGTTAATTGCAGGAACGATTGACGAACAAACAAGAATCTTAGAACAACAACCAAACACAACAAACAAATGAAAGTAGAATTAATTCAAAAGACAACGCTAACCGATATGTACTACAAGATTGTAGTCAACGGAGAGTTTCACATGAGCTACAACGACTACGACGAAGCGGTGCGCGCTTACGACAAAATCAAGTCAGCCATTCCACGCGAAGAAGTAATCTTATCAAAAGAAATCTAAAAACTAAAATCAAATGAACAATGAAAACAATTATTACAAAGCACCTTTCCTTTTTATGGACGATGTGGTTCAACTTAAAGAAGCTATTATCGTCGCCCAAAATCATTATGGTGATCAGAGAAACGGAACACTGGATTGGGATGCCTATTGTCAAAAGAGAATTGACCAACTTGAACGAGTGTTGTACAAAATCGATTCAGAGGATTACAAAGAACTACCAACACCCCCAACAAAAGAAATCTAACTTTGTTTGTGTTTATTCCTCAGCGAACGCCTACAACCTAACGCACAACGAGGTCGCAGAGAACATCGAGAAATGTCAAAAACTTTCAGAAGCGCGTTGGAACGATGAATTAATTGAATACATTTGTAACCACTAAAATCAAAAATATGTACTGTCCAAAAATCACTTACTGTTTTAACGACGACGACATTCGCACGTTGAACGAAAGAATCAAATCAATTGCCAACAACTACAACGATGACGTAACAGGTTGGTTCGAAGTAGACGAAACACAACATCTTGTGTTCATCGACGACCTCGACAATATGTACACAATCAACTTGCGCGGTCGCTTCTGGAAGAACGACGATCCTGAATTTGACCTTGACTTTGTCACGTTAGAAAAGGACGGTGTCTCGTTTAGCTTTGATGTTAACATTTTTGACGACCATATCTAAATGGGTTACTTCAAACGAATCAACGAGCAGTCGGATATTCACGACAGCCAGTTGAGGCACATCGAAAGCGACCACGAACTCGCAGTTAAGTTCGACACATATTTGAATTCATTTAATAACAACCAAATAAACAACAACATGAGCATCATTGCCCAACAATCAAACAACGGAGGCGGTCAGACAGTACCTGCTGGAACACACGTAGCGCGTTGCTACCAAATCATTCACATCGGAACGATAGTGGACACCTATCAAGGTGAAGAAAAGTTAGTTAACAAAGTTCGCCTGGTGTTTGAATTGCCCCTTGAAACAGCAGACTTCGGTAAAGGCGAACAACCGTTCTCAATCGGTCGCGACTTTACCTTGTCAATGCACGAAAAGAGCGGACTGCGGGCATTCGTTCAATCATGGTTAGGCAAGGCAATGTCCGATTCTGACGCGTCTAAATTCGACATCGGTACTTTGCTCGGTAAAGAAGCAATGGTGTCCGTAATGCACCGCACAGCGAACACAGGGCGCACTTACGCAGACTTGAAAGGAGCTTCGCCACTCGCAAAAGGAATGACTTGCCCAACACAGGTGAACTCAGCTTTCCTTTTGGACTACGACAGTGAAGACTTTGACTTGCGTTTTAGTATGCTTCCAGAGTGGTTGCAAAACAAAGTTAGTTCGTCTGCTGAATTTAGTCAGCGACTTGACAAAGCTGCGGATCAAATGAACAAAGCGAAGGCAATGCTCGAACAAAGCGGTCTAACAACTTCAACGGAAGACACAGACGATATGCCGTTCTAAATTAATAAGATGCTATAAAAGGGACTTATTTTAGACAAAAGTTCCTTTTATGGCACTTAATGAATAATAAAACAAACAATCAAAACACAATGAAAAAATTAGTAACACTTGAAAACCGCGTTGAGAAACTACTTAAGAAGTACAAATTTCTCCGCAACAATAACAACGCACTCTGCGTGAAAGTGTGGGAACAACAATTCGACGAACGCAAAGATATAACAAGCAACTTCTTTGCTATGTACGAAAGCGGTAAGTACGTCAGCGCGGACAACATCACACGCATCGCGCGTTTAGTGAAGCAACACAACGCAGAGTTGAGAGGAACGAACCACAACGACAACAAGAAGAAAGAGCAGTTGATTAAACCACTATTGAAGAAATGAACAAACAAATCTATAAAACTCCATTCGGTCGCCTGGTCAAGGTTAATTTCAAGACGATGGCTAACTTTAAGAACGTTCTTCGAATTAGCGATCCAACGGCGCGTCTTTACGTCACGCACCCCGAACGAATGAGAATCAAAGACTTCAACAACATTTGCCTTCACACTGGTCTTTCACGCGAAGAAGTATTCAGCACCTTTACACCAACTAAATTAATCAACGAAGAAAATGACTAACGAGCAGATTAGACAAGAGATGATTGACATGATTCCTTTCAGGCACATGGAACGCTTCGAGACATTGTGGTTGATGCTGACACCACGTTACGAAAGATTAACGACGCAGCAAATAAAGATTCAACAAGAACTGGAGAATGAACGTGAAATGTTTTGGTCAGCATTGGAAGATATTACTTGTTCTGTTCTTGGAATACCTTCGCAGCAATTGTACACACCAACGCGACGACGTGAGATTGTAACGGCCCGACAAGTAATTTTCTTTCTTATACGTCCTTGCTACCTTCAAAGCTATGAATCAATCGGCAAGCACTACGGTAAGGATCACGCGACAGTAATGCACGGAGTGAAGCAAGTAAGCTGGCAGATTGAGTGCGATAAGAACTACGCTGCTAACGTTGAACGCATCTGTTATTTATTAAATGATATGGGTTATGCTAAACCAATGAAGTTTTATACTAAATTTGTCGAGCATTTAGAACACCAGAAGGAAATTAAGTTGAAGAAATTAATGCGAAAGAAATGAAATGGACGAACACGCTTTGCACGTTTACGAATTAACACAAATTATAATAAACCAAAAATCAAAAACTATGAAATCAGAATTAATCTTTTGTCCGAACTGCGAAAGCAAAGAACTCGGAGAACGCGTTGACGAAGTATTGCGCGACCAACAACTCGAAGACTGGGACGATGCGTATCAACTCGTGGACGACGACGGAGAAATCAAAGTGTGTTTCGATTGTCAGGAATGGGACGATGCAGACGACGACGCAAAAGGCGAAGGGTGGGACTAACTAAAAAACTAAAACATGATGTTAATTTTACAACTCAAAAAGAGAATTGAGATTCTCGAAGCGAAGGCAAACGAACAGGAACAAAAGATAAACGACATACTTATTCGCTTGTCCGTTCCAACAGCACCAACGCTAATAGCAAAAGAAAAGAAGTCGCCATTCAAGAAACCTACGGTCGTTGAAATCTACGACTACGCTTGCGAAAAGTTAAGTGACAAAGACGCGCTTGCATTTACCGAGAAATTCCACGCGCACTACGAAGCGAACGGTTGGAAGGTCGGACGCAATCAAATGAAAGACTGGAAAGCTGCCGTGCGTAAATGGGACTTATCTACATTCGTAACTACAAACCAAAATACTAAAATCAAAAATGGAAAATTCGATTCAGACGCTGCGCAACGCATCTACAACGACGCTCACAACTACACAAAGGGTTGATCGTGCAGAACGCGAAAGCGCATTCGTTGCCGATTACGAACTACCTGCGTTCGTAAAGTTATGTTCTAAGGTGTGCGCCATGTACGGCATCGCGTTACCCGAAGCGCAACTGTTGCAAATGTTGCATGAGTTCATTGTGAAGCACTTTCGTTGGGTTACGTTTGAACACTTCAATCTTGCCTTTGAATTGAACGCGGCAAATGAACTGTCAAAGAAAACCGAACACTTCGGAGCGTTGAGCGTGTCTTTCATTGGTGACGTGTTGACACATTACAAACCACATCGCGATAAAGCAAACCTGCAAATTCAGAGAGAAATTGCGGAATCAAAAGAAGAACAATCTAAACAATTAAAAGAGAGCGAAATGGCGGTAAACGATAACAGCTGGCGAAGAATGTTAGCAGAAGACTTACACAACTTTAAGAAAGGAAAATATACGGTTATTGAGATTCGTGCGGTATCGCTTATGCGTTGGTTGGAAGAAAGTAAACAGATAAACGCTGATACCTTCACGGAAGAAGAATATCGCTTGTGCAAAGCGAACGCGAAGAAGAATATCTATTTCGAACAACAACTCGTTCAATCAATGGTTGAGCGAATGAGCGACCGCAAAAGAATGTTGTTGAAGGAATCAATTCGCTTCGAAGGTATGCGTGAACTTTACAAATTATACTTGTCAAAGCAATCATAAATAAAATAAAATTATGAATATATTAGAAAAAGCAAATGAAATTGTAAATATAAGATCTGAAGAAAAAGAAAGGCAATATGGTCCTTTTGAAGAAGGAATGTTACGTGCAGCTAAAATTCTTTCAGGTATGACTGGTATGGAAATAAATATAGACTTAATGTATAAAGCATTAGTTGCATTAAAATTATCTCGTGAAAGTTATAATCATAAAGAAGATAATCTTTTAGATGCTGTTGCTTACTTAGGATCTTTGAACAATTTTTATAATAATAAAAAAAATGAAATTTAGTAACGCTCAAAAAGCTTTTGAACATTTTTACAATTATGTATGTATTAACGGTCAGGAATTTGCTAATACAAAAACTTTGTTTAATATAGGTTTTTATATTGAAAACCCTTTAGATAATACAATAAATTCTAGTTTTAGAAATTGGAATTCTAATTATGCTGAATATGAATGGCAATGGTATTTAAGTGGTAATCCTAATGGTGAAGAAATATCAAAAAAAGCTATTATTTGGAAAAATCACATGGATAAAAACGGTGATGTAAGATCAAATTACGGGTGGCAATGGAACAGAAAAGATCAATTAACAAAAATAATTGAGAAACTAAAAATTCCAGATAATAGGCAAGCTGTTATTTCTTTTTACGACGGAAAAGAAATTGACACATATAAATATGACACACCATGCACAATGTCTGTTCATTTTCAAATAATAAATAATAAACTTTGTATGACTGTAAACATGAGATCAAATGACTTATGGTTTGGGTTTTGCAATGATCAGTATTGTTTTTCAAAATTACAAGAATTGATTGCAAAAAAATTAAATATACAAATTGGTTGGTATTATCATTTTTCAAGTAATTTACATTTATACAATAATTTCTTAAATAAAAACAAATGAATCTAAAAAATGAATTTTTTTCTGTGAGAGAATGGGCAGAAAACAAAGGTATTTATAAAAACGGTGACATTAAAACACAATATATTAAATTGCAAGAAGAATGTGGTGAACTTGCAAAAGCTATTATAAACAATGATGTTAATGAAATAATTGACGCTATTGGTGATTGTGTTATTGTTTTAACATCTATTGCTGAATTTACAAATGATATTGAATTATATGAAAATAAATTTACTGGTTCACAATTAAAAAATAACATTACTATTGAATACTGTATAAATTCAGCTTATAATGTTATAAAAAAAAGAAGTGGTAAAATGATAAACGGATCTTTTATAAAAGATAATAAATAAAAAACAATGGATACAAAAGACAAAATCATAACAATCGTTAGTTTCGTATTAACTCTTTCCTTGAACGTAGCAATTATTGGCGGAATCGCTTACATTATTTACCACTTCATTACTAAATGGTGGTAAGCAAACCATACAAACCCGAATACCTGCCGCGTCAAATTGAAGCGTTGAACTATCTTGCAACCGATTCACAAGTTGAACAGTTGTTATACGGTGGCGCGGCAGGGGGTGGCAAGACGAAGTTCGGTTGTATGTGGCAGATTCAGCGTCGTTTGAAGTACGCAGGGACACGTTCTCTGATCGGACGTAGCAAATTAGATACGTTGAAAAAGACGACGTTAAACACGTTCTTTGAAACGGCTGAGGAGTTTGGATTGATAGCAAATAAACATTACACCTTCAACGGACAATCCAACGTGATTAAGTTCTTCAACGGAAGCGAAATTGTTTTGAAAGATTTATTCGCGTACCCTTCCGATGTAAATTTTAACAGTCTTGGTTCATTAGAAATCACAGATTACTTTATTGACGAGTGTTCCGAAGTAACAGAAAAAGCGGTCAGCATCGTTCACTCCAGATGCCGTTACAAGTTGAACGAGTTTAATCTTATTCCGAAAGGTTTCTTGTCTTGCAATCCTGCGAAGGGATGGTTGTACAATGAGTTTTACATGAAGAATAACCGCAACGAATTACCTTCACACCGCGCGTTTGTGCAAGCGTTACCGCAGGACAATCCGTTCCTTCCTGTTGCTTATATCGAATCGCTTAGACGACTTCCAGAATACGACAGGAAAAGACTTTTAGAAGGTAACTGGGAGTTCGACGACGACAGCGACAAGCTATTTCAAACGGAGAATCTTCTTCGAATGTTCCGCAACGAAGTAATCAATGAAGGAAAGAAATATATCACAGCCGACATAGCGCGTTTCGGGAAGGATAGAACGATTATCTGCGTATGGGAAGGTCTAACTATCATTGACATAATTGAAATGAATCGTGCAGCGTTGGATGAAGTCGTCAACAAAGTTCGTTTAACCTGTCAACAGCATTCAATTTTACTTCAAGACGTAGTGTGCGACGAAGACGGTGTTGGTGGTGGTGTAGTTGACTTCTTAAAATGTCGAGGGTTCGTCAACGGATCTAAACCAAAACACGCGCAATACCAAAATTTGAAAAGCGAATGTTACTATAAACTTGCGCAGTACGTCGAAGAAAACAAGGTCACTATCTTATCCAGTACGCGCAAAGAACAAATCGTTCGTGAGCTCGAAATGATTAAGAGACACCGCGCAGACGTGGACGGAAAACTTATGGTCACACCGAAGGACGTTATCAAGAACCGTGAAGGTATTTCACCAGACGTTGCCGACGCGATAATGATGCGAATGTATTTCGAACTCAATCCAAGTTATGGACAATATGTTGTCGGTTAGCATAGCTTCATTATATTAGCACAAACAAAATAAAAAAATGAATAAAATAGTAAGTAAATTTTTTAAGGGGGCTGGAATTTTTATTGCAGTTTTCATTCTTATTGAACTTGGATATTCAGTTATTACGAGAACTGAAATAGGCAAAATGATAGATGTTGATTTTTGGATATTATCATATCTAATGTCATTAGCCGCTCCGAGCGTTTTTTGCAAATCTGAAAATGAAAAAACTGAACAAGAATGAAACCAACACCACTTTACGAAACGCTCAAAATGACTTATGAGCGCGAACGAGAAATCGTTAATTCAATAGCAACCTACTTCCAACAAGGTAAAATCTTAGGCGACATATTGCTTGAACTTTCACAGCGCAAAGACTTGAACGCGAAAGAGAAAATATATCTTGCGCTTATGATTGGTTCAATGATGTCTAAAACAAAAGAAGAAAATGAGTAATGTAATTTACAAAGTAATATATCGTGCGAATGGAGTGCTTACACATTATGAGCGTTTTAATTCTAAAACAAAAGCAAAAAATATATTAAAAGATTACGCTGAAAAATTTAGATTATGTTCTCGCAGTGATGGATATTATGTTTTTACAAACGAATGTACACCAGCTATTTCAATTGAAATTGTTGAAGAAAATTAAAATTAAATAAAATGGCAGAGAGCAAAACTAAGAAAGGAATATGCGTGTACTTGCATAAAGACCTGTGGAACGAGATTGACGAGAAACGCGGTGAGAACAGCCGCAACATTTTTTTAAGCGAAGCTATCCAGTTCTCGATGAAGTTCTTCGTCGAAGAATCTAAAGTAAAATTGACAGAACAAACGTCGACAAAATAGCGACGGACGATGTTACAACTAAGGCGCGGTTTCTGCGCTTTTTTTGTTTCTCCAATTTCTTTTTATCAGCATTCAAAGTGTTAATTTCTTCGGTCAATATCTCCGACTTCTGTTCATAAGCTCCAACGACTTCTTGCAAGTTGTCAATCTTTTGTTCTTCGATGTTTAATTGTTCTTTAAGGTTGTCAATAACGAGCGAATCGGACGCAATAACGCTGTCGCATGAGTTGACTAAACGGATAACATCAACCACAGTAATAGTATCTCGAATAACAATAGCAGAACGAGTTCTTTTATAGGTGGTTTTGGCTGCAAGTTGAGCATCTTCATAAGTTCGAAGTTGTTTGTAAAGTTCAATTTGTTCTTGAAGTAAGCGGTCGTACTCGCCAGCGTTGTAGTTTATAATGCTATCTTGTTTCTGAATTTTAGTTGTTGCGTTATTTGCAACAGGTCGTCCCCACCAATTCCAACAAACGACCAACCAAAGAATCGATGTTCCGATAAATAGCAGTAATGCTGCGAGTATATTTCTGTTCATAGTATTTTTCCTTCGTGTATGCGGTGATTCTTTACGCTGTAATTTCCATTCGTGCCTTTCTCAACTATTGCAAAGCCGTGATTGTACTTCGAATAAGGGTTGTAGTCAGGAGATAATTCAGATAAGCAACCAACACCCCAACACGTTATAAACTTGCCGTTAGCGTCGCGCTCGTTGTGTTCCGCTGTCTGGTGATGATGTCCGCAAAGCGCGGACACCTTAGTCTTCATAAACAACCCACGCGCTACGTTGACAGACGGAAGGAATTGCTTTCCAAATTCGTGTCCGTGAAAGATAGAAAGTTTACCGATATTCAGTTTGCTCTTTCCGTCAATCCATTTTACGTTGTGCTTGTCGCAATGCGTCAACGAAGGAAAGTCGAACGCGTCAATGTCGAACAACTCAGGTGCTTTTATTCTCATGTAACGCCAGTAGCGTTCTTCGTGATTGCCTTCTTTGTAATAGATATTTGCCGTTGGAAAAGTGTGTCTTAAAGACGCAAGGAATTGACGAATAGAATAAAGTTCGTCTTTGAATTTACGCTTACGAGGATCCTTAACAAAGTCGCTAATCATGTGACAATCGAGAGCGTCGCCGTTCAAAATGATTGAATCACACCCTTGCTTTAATCCTTCGTTAATGGCGCACTCAATAGCTTCGTTGTCTTGGTAAGGAAAGTGAAGGTCGCAAAGAATTAAGAACTTCGTTCCCTTCACTTCGACGTGTCTGCGCTTTTTAGCGTACGACTTCGGAAGTGCAAAAGGATTAAGTGATCGTGGTTTTTCATCGACCAAAGACTTGTCTGCTAACTCTTTTTTATTCTTCACGCCAATCTTACCTCGAATCATTCGCACGTTTGTTCTTGCGTGTTCGATGTCGTTATAAATTTCGGGATATTCAGCAAACAATTTCTTCGCAAGAGTTAGTGAAGGTGTTTCAGGAAAGCGTGAACAAATTTGTTCAGCTGTTGTTCTCGCTATTGTCTTGAGTTGTCCCGCCATTTGTTTTTTGGTTTGTAAATCGCTCAATCACAGTGCCACCAAACAAACCACCACTTAAAATTGCGAGTGTGTCGAACATCGCAATAGGAATAATGTAGGTTGTAAAAGTTGCAACATAACTGAAAACAATTAAGTTAATGACAACAAATATAGCAATTATTCTTTTACTTGAAACTTTCGTTGAACTTGATACTAATTCCTTAACCCAAAGTTTAAGTTTCTCCTTCATAAAACTTTGACAATGAACTGAACGATTAAACCACCAATGACACCAGCGGCTGTTGCAATACCACTCAAACGAGCAACCTGCAAGCGTTGGTTCTGAATATACTTGTCGTGCTTCTGCACCTTGCTAACAAGACCTTCAATTTTCATTTGGTCGTCACCGATTAACACGTTGTAAATGCGGTCAATCTTCTTATCCATTCCTTGAAGCTGTTCGTGTATCAAAGCTATTTCAGTTTCTGTGTTCATGTCTTAAAATATAATTGTCGTTATGCCTTAAAATATAGTTGTATCTCAGCTTCACGACGACGAACCAAACCTTTTAACACAACGCCACCGCCCTTGTTCCAAAGTTTGAAAGAATCAGCTATTGTTGCGTCGTTAGGGTTGACGTTTAGTTTCTTGAATACAGACGAACGTTTGAATCCACCCGTTCCGATGTTGTACGCAAGTGAAACACACGCGCTAAATTGATTCTCGTTGAGTGGTTGTAAAATGAACGGTGCAATCGAAACAGCGAACTGGTCAATTATAAACTTCGCCAATTCGTCCGCACGTTGTTGCGTGATTACGTCGCCTTCTTTCACGCGGTCGCCGTTCTCATAGAAGGTGTTTCCGAAGCCGATAGTCCACACGTTAGCAGGGCAACGGTACGCCTTCAATCGACAACCTTCAAACTGCTTTATTAGTGCGTAACCTTCTGCGTTAACTTTCATTGTTCAACTTCTTTATTTGTTTTTCTTTTCTTACTAAATATTTACGGAATTTTTCTTCGTAAATCTTTTGTTTTACCATGTCTTTTTTTCGTCCCCTTGTAGCCATGTGTTTTTTGTGTTTGTTATCTTAACCAACCTAACCCTTGTCGTCTATATTCGTATGGTCGTCGGTCACGCCCGTCGCTAATCTCAAAAGCGTTCGACGGATAAACATTTGTTTGCGACCAAATCTGTTGTGTTGTGTTCGTTGTGTATTCAGGAAAGTCCGACTGATTGAAACACAAATAGTCAACCATTCGTTGCGTGTAAAACATAGCTTGTTGACGCGATTGATCGCGGTAGTTTTGCAAGTCGGTTTGTGAGATAGGTTGAGTGTCTTCGCTTGTGCGAATTACCAAACTTCCGTTATCCGTTTTAACGTACAAATGAGGCAACACTTCGTACATAGTCCACCACATTATCATTCGACGCAAGTAATTGTCAAGAAGGGTTGCGTATGCGCCCGTAATGTCGTCGTTCACCACGTCGTCTTTGATGCGGTTGTACAAATCAGTTCCAAGATATAGTTGCGCGTACTTGTCCTGCGCCAAATAGATTGCAGGATAAAGAAACAACGGGTCAACGCTGCCGTTTATCCAGCTATATTTCTTTATGTAATTTTCGTCTATTAAAAGAACTTCGGGTTGTAGTGCCATTTTTTATGAGTATTTAAGTGAACCTCGTGAGGGTGTGTCTATTGGTGCAATTCCTTCTCTGCCTTTTTGTGGTACGAAAGGATTGTTACCTACGCGCTTATCATTATTTAATCCGTCGTTAGGCAAAATACGTCCTTTTGAATCTCTCTTTCTGATATAGATTTGACGCTTCCAGAAGTGATGACAAAACGCGCCACCTTTCCAAATAAATATGTTGTAAGTTGAACTTCCTTGTGGAGCAAATTCTCCGTTTATTCCAGCGTCGCTCATATCTTGAATGTCTTCAAAACGGAATGATAATCCTGATTGTGATAAACCGACCATTTCTTGACAAAACTCACGACTATCTTCACTCAAATTCTGCGAGTAAGCGTATCTTAATTTATAAAGTCCTGTATCGCCAAATGGAGACCTTTCTTCAGCGTTTGCATAATCGCGAACGCTCATGTATTCTTGACGGAAATTAGCTTCGTTGTGTGGATCTGTAACATCTTCTTCACTCAACAATTCCCACTCGTTCAAATCAACAACTTCACCTTTCTCTTTTAGTGCGTTAATCCAAACACGACCTTGTTCGTCTGAAAAATCATTCTCAGCAGCAACTACTTTTTTTTTTAATTCAGCAGTTTGAACCGTTGGTTGAACAACGACAACTTCGTCGTTGAATGGCGAGTTCATTTCGATATTTATCTCTCCTAAAATCGGAGTGAAGACACGCTCAATTATTCTTTGGTATGGCTTAATAACTTGGTTGTTAAATATCTCTAAACCAACAACCATTTCATCTTTGTTCGAACCGAATCCTGTTGTGTCGCGTATGCCGTGAATCAATGGTGACACAACGCGGTGTCCTACCATGATTTGCTTCGCTGTTTCTTCTGATAAAAACTGATATTGCTTGTCTGCGTCCGACAAAGGGAAAGATTCAATCTGTGGAGCGCGTGTAGGATCTTCGTTGAAGGTCATTAAGAACTTACCAGCGTTGCTTGCACCGCTCAATCTTGTTTCCCACTCGCGACGTATTGCTTCACGTTCTTCTTTCTGCGGTATTCCATTCAAGAAGTTAATTATGAATGAAGGAAATAAACCGTTTAAGATATTGTTGACGTGATATAGTCCCATTTGATAGCTTAACTCAACGTAGTTCAATGCTCCGAAGTAGTCAGGCTTTGCGTAGTACGAAGAACCTGCCATCATTCCGTGCGCATAAATTACTTGTCGTGGTTGTTCTTGCGCTATTGAAGGATTGAACGCAGGAATAAATTCGGGTTTACCTTTTTTGCTTCGCGTGTTAGCCCAATCTTTCGAGTAGAAAATTCCTGTAATATCGTCTTCGTCTTTGTCGTATGCAAGTCTGCAATTTTCGAAAGGCAAGTGGTTTATTTGTACAATGCGAGTGAAGTCCAACGACCATATCACCTCAGCACAAAATGAGCCTTGAAGTTTTAAGTCGAATGAAATTCCTTGCAAAGCATTGTCGAGAATCGTTCCCGTTCCTTTGCCTTCAATCATGTAAGCAATTGAGTTCGTCAACGCGTTGTGAATAGGGCTGTTGTAGTAAAGCGTTATGAGGTGCTGCGGAAAAAGATTGTTCTGTCCGTAGTTTATGTAACCCGCACGATTCTCCGTTTCAATTGCTTCAACTGGTTCGTATGCCGAAAGATTTATTGATTGAATGTTGCTCATATTATGCACCTGTATAAATTACGTCAACGGGAATCGTTGGTGTTGAAACGTCAAAGAAAATTGTTCCGTCTTGAAGTATCATTAAACTCTTTTCAATCAAGCCAAGAACGGCGGCGTTGGTTGGATCTATATTGCTATCGCTGTTTTGTCCGTACACTTCGTAATGATAACGTCCTGCATCGACAAGACCAACGGTTGTAAGTCTTATTTTTGTTACGCGTTCGTTCTCGGTTATTACTTCGACCACTTGCGCGAGTTGTTCACCTGTCATTTCGTAAGTCATGACAAGAAGGTAGTGTGTAAAGGCAACGTTAAAGTACGCACGTCCTTCGTCTAACGAAAGATACGCGTATTGATTCGCTGTGTTTGTGTTGAGATAAACCATTCTATCTTTTCCCTTTACGTTAAAATTACAACACGTAGGGACGTTTTGTCCCTATGTGTGTAAAAGTTTTTTTAGTCGGTTATAATGCTCGTAGGAGAAGCATTTAATTTGTAAGCGCGCTTTGGTGTTTCGTGAGTGAAAGCCAAAGTATATCCGTTCATATCTCCCAAAACAGTTCCAGTTGCTGCTGTTGAAGTAGAAAGGTCAGCACCATACTCATAACCAACAGCCCACCAATTTCCGTTTGTATCTTCAACGAAAACAATCACGCGAGCTTGCGCAACGTTTTGCAATTCCAAACGCTTTGCATAACTTAATTTTTGCAACATTACGTTTACTGTCTGCGTATAAAATACTGTTCCGTTGTCGCGGTTGAAATTGATTGTTTCTTCGAAAGAACCTGTTTGAGTAGGTAGTTCGTAAGTGTAAATATCATTTTGATCGTCTGCGTTAATTGCAGTTACAATCTCCGTTCCTTCTTGAAAAGAAAATGAATTAACATTTGCTTTGTCAATCAAAACTATTTTCTTAATTCCACCGATGCCGTCTTTGCAATCGAGTGTAAAACCTGTGCTTAATTCACATGACATATTTGTATGTTTTTTATTAGCACAAAAGAGGAGCGGTGTTTATGCCGCTACCTCTATTATGCAAGGGTTAGAATGGTCTGATTATGCTGTGTATTGGTAGAATGCGATTTCGTTTCCGAAGCCGTATTGTGCACCTGCGAAGAAAGAAGCAGCGAAACGAACGTTGTCAGAAAGGTCATGTGCATACATATCCAAAACTGCTACATTGTTCCATTGGTCAAGAAGGTTTGTTCCGAACCAAAGGTTTGACTTTTGGTAAAACGCCATTGTGTCGTCAGACATACCCGGACATTCGATAACGTCATACTGTCCCTGCCAGTTCATTACAACTGATTCTCCTTGATAAAGGTAGTAACCACCACCAAGACCAAGAATTGCACTTCTGTATGCCTCAGCAACGTTAGAAGAAACTGCGATTACAGGCTTCTCAGTAGCACGACGAACGCGTGTTGGAAGTGTCAAAACAAGTTTACCCATTTCTTCGATTACGTTAGTAGCGTCAATTGCCTCTGGAGAAGAAACGTCAAGAACAGTTGCGTCAGCTAAGAACAAAGTTTCGAAACCATCGTACTCGCCAGCGTTAGCGTTAACACCCTGCCATATAAGAACCTCGTTGCGTGCTGCAACACCTGCTAAAACGTTAGCAATTAAAGCGTCAGTCAAAGAAGCGTGAAGGTTTCCGTTTTGTTCTTCTCTTGCTTCCCAGTCAATCAAAAAGTCTTTCTTGCAAAGTTGACGATGAACTTGGAATTTCTCAAGTGTCAAGATACGCTCAGTTAAAGTAACTGTTCCTGTTGGTGTGAAGTCACAAGTAGCGTTAGCAAAAGTGATAGAGTCAACTAATTTGCGAACAACTTGTTTGTACTCGATGTTTTCTTTGAAGGTAACCGCAGCAAGCGATTCGTTACTTAAAAACGCAGCGCGGATATATCCTGCTGCTTCTCTACCTGCGTAGGTAGTTGTTAATGATGTTGTAGTAGCCATTTTTTATTGTTTGTTTTTTTATTTTTTAAGGTGAAATACGAAACGTTCTTCTGCCGACATTTTAGCGTATGGCTTAGAAGCTGTTTGTTTTGCTTGCTTTACTTCTTTGATTGAAGTAGCGGCAGGCTGTGCGCTTAATTTTGTTACTTCGCTTGAAAGATTCTCATTCGCCTTTTTAGCGTCTGAAAGTTCGCTTTCTAACTTTGCAACCAACGAAAGAAGTCCTTCAACCTCTGCGTTTAATGATTCGTCCGTAGACTGTTTTTCAGCTTCTACTTCAACTTCCACTTCTGGTTCTTCAACCATTGGTTTCAATTCAACAAGTAGTCCGTCTGCAACAACTACAATAACGCCTTCTGCTGTTGTGTATTCTCCGTCAGCAACCACGACTTCATTGCCGTCTGCGTCCTTTGTTAATACACGAACACCAGTTGCCCATGTGTCGCTGTCCGAGTAGATACTCGTTCCGTCTGCTAAAATCGCCTCAACCATTTGTTTAACCTCAACTACTTCTTCAGCAGATAGGCTAACATTGTGTTTTGCGAATAGTGCGTTTACTTTTTCTCGTAAATTCATAATTCTGTTAATTGTTTGTTTGATGATTAGATATAAAAAGAGGTATATTTGTTTCGTAATTCGATTTTTCATTGATTACATTTTGATTTTAGGTTTGAACGGGGGAGTAGTTACCCCCGTTTTTTTTATCCTAAAGAATCGAGTATAGCGTTTAGCGTCTTCATTTCGTCCTCTGTCAATCCATAAGACTTGAACCCCATTTTACCGCTCTCGTCCGTTATCTTCGTGAGTGCGTTAAGAAACAGGGTAGCGTCGTCGTTGAATAGTTCCAACTTCAGGAAACCACCCGCTTCAATGTTCATTATTCGCCTTTTAGAAGTTCGTTTATTTCGTCAAGAATGGCAGCAAACTCGTCGTGCTTACTCATGTACATTTCTTTCTCAACGGCAAAGTTTCCTTCGATTGAAAAACCTAACACTTCTTTGTTTTGAATCTGTTGCTTCACTTCGTCGTTCTCGACTTTCATGCAACCAAACCACGTTCCTTCTGGAAGGTCGAACCCGAAGTTTTTAGACTTGTCGTTTTCGCCTTCGATTATCCACGTTTCAACCAACGACACACCTTCAACAACTTTCGCGTGTTCAACGGTTGCGTTGTT